CCGCGGGCCAGGGCGCCGACACACCGCTGGGTCGGCTCCGCGCTCGTGCGCTCGGCCAGCCTCACGTCCAGCGCAGGGGCGCCCACACCGACGCACGAGGCCCGAGCCTGCGGATGCTCGAATGGTCGGTGCCCGACGACGCAGACATCACCAAGCCCGCGATCGTGAAGAAGGCGAACCCCGCGTCCTGGATCACCACGCAGGGGCTGCGCGAGCAACAGGACGCGGTCGCCGAGGTCGCGTACAGGCGCTACCACGCGAACCAGTGGACAGCGCAGGTCGGCGCCTGGCTGCCCGCCGGCGCCTGGCAAGGGTGCGCCGGCCACACCATGTTCACGCCCGACGAGAGGATCTGGGTCGGGATCGACGTCGGTGGCGAGCGCTCCGCCTCCGCGGTCGTCTACATCAACCAGGACTTGCACGTCGGCGTCCAGACGTGGACGGGCGACAGGGCGGTGCTCGAGGTCGCCCACTACGTCGCCGAGCTCGCCGACACCTACGAGATCGTCGAGGCCACGTTCGACCCGTGGCGTGCCGGCCAGATGGCGCAGGAGTGGGAGCAGCGCGGCATCCCCGCCGTCCAGTTCCCGCAGAGTGACGCGAGGATGATCCCCGCCTGCGAGCGGCTGTACGACGCGATCGTCCACCAGGAGCTCGTCCACCCCGACGACCCACACCTGAACCAGCACGTCCACGCCGCGGTCGCCCGCCACACCCGACGCGGCTGGCGCCTCGAGAAACCCGACCGCTCCACCAACATCGACGCCGCCGTCGCGCTCGCGATGGCCGTCGACGCGCACGCCCAGCAGCCCGCCCCCGTCGAGATGCTCGGATGGCTGTAGCCCGCCACTGTCTCGGCTGCGGCCAGCTCACCACCCGAAGCTACTGCGGCCAGTGCGGTCACGGTGTCGGCCGCGGCCGTCGACGCTGGCGGAAGCTGAGCGCCACGCGCGTCGCGCTCGACGGATGCTGCGCCTACTGCGGCAGCACCGAAGACCTGACCGTCGACCTCGACCCGCGACTCCGCAGCAACCACCAGCTCGCGACGATCGACGACTGCGTTACCGCGTGCCGCCGCTGCAACACGCGGCTCCACTGACGCCGCGATTCCTGGTGACGCCCGCCCCGCGAGCCGCTACTGCGCCGCGCAAAAACGTCGCGTTAGAGGATGTCGTTCACAGCCTGGGCGAACTCCTCCGCGGTGCTGAGTCTGTCGATCGCCACGAACAGACGGACGATGATCGGGCCGTCGGCTTCGAGTTCGAACCCTTCGCTTGCGAAGTCGCCGTGGCGATCCGCCAGCTCGGCGTGGAGCCGTTCCACTTCGGCGCGTTTGTCGGCGGGGATGATGCCCTCGACGTACCAGCCGAGCGACTTCACGGTCACGGCGGCGGTCGGCTCGGCGGCTGACTCGACCGCCACGCGTCCTGGGTTTCGGTGTGCGGCTACGCGGCAGCGCGTCGAGCAGTAGCGGGCGTCGGCGCGGACGCCGGCGGCGAGGGGTTGACCGCAGAGAGAGCAGACGCGTGACATGTAACGGCTAGCTTAGCCGTTACATGCTCGGCTCGCAAGCTCGACAGCCACACCGTGTCACCATTGCTCCTCGACCTGGACGATCTCCTCGTACGCGATGCAGCTGTGCAGCAGGGCGCGGTCGACGAGCTGGTCGAGCTTGGTGTCACGGTCGACGAGCCCTTGGGCGTCCTCGAGCTGCTTCATCACGTCCTCGAGCGCCAGACGGGCGACCACTAGGTGCCGACCCTGCTTGTCGAGCGGCTCGCCCGTGGCGCCGTTGAACGGGATCGGGTTGGCGGGCATCGAGAGCGCCTCCCTTGTCGCGGATGGTGCGGGAGCATGACAGCTGAGATGCTTGCGCCCATTCTGCGCCCAAACGATCGAAAACGTGCCCGTGAAGCCATCCGATCAGCGTCTCCGTTGAGGATGTGAAAGCCCTGCTTAGACGGCGTTTCTCGCCATCACCCGTCACCGGCCGCCAGACCCTGGAACAAGACTGGGGGACTGGAGGTCGACGGTTCGAATCCGTCCGCCCCGACTAAACGAAAGCCCCGCAAAAGCGGGGCTTTTCTGTAGGGATTACTCGGCGGAATCCGGCTCGTTTGCGCCCATTCTGCGCCCAAACGCCGGATTTTGCGCCTGATCGAACGCCTCGAGGGCCAACCGGCCGCGATCCAGGGCGTCGGGGAGCAGGTGTCCGTATGTGGCCTCGATCTCGACGATCGAGGTGCCCATCATGCGGGCGATCTCGAACGTGGGGATCCCGGCGGCGATCGCGAAGCTCGCGAACGTGTGGCGGAGCGCGTACGGGGTGCGGTGCTCGAGGCCGGCGGCCCGGACGGCGGGGTTCCAGTTGTCGCGGCGCCAGTTGTGCAGGTTCAGGTGTCCTCCGCGCAGTGCGGGGAGCAGGAGCGGCGTGTCGATCCTTGGGGGGAGGCTTTCGATCGCCTGGATCACGCGGTTCGTCAGTGGGACGACGCGGGGAACCGACGCCGCCGTTTTGCCGACGTGCTTCACCTGGCCGTCGGTGAACACGCGGCGGACATGGAGGCGATCCTGGTCGATGTCGCGTCGCTCGAGCGCCAGCCACTCCTCAGGGCGCAGCCCCGTGCCGGCGCCGATGATCGGGATCGGCGACCCGAGCTCGACGGCGACCGCCTCGACCTCTTCCCAGGTCGCGAAGAACTGCACCTCGCGGCGTTTCGGCTCCGGGTTCTTGACCCGGACGGCGATGTTCTCGTCGACGTAGCCGCAGGCGACCGCGTAGTGGAGCACCTGGCGGAGTGCTTTCACGATGTGCCACGCCGACCCCGCCGGGAGGCGCTTGCGCCACGCGGTGAGGGTGGGGAGGTGGAGCCGGTCGAGCTGGACGTCACCGAACGCGCCGGTCGCGTGGTTCAGCCTCGTCCTCAGGGTCGCGGTCGTGTTCGCCTCGGCGGCGTGCTGGGCGAGGAACTCGTCGACGAGCTCCCGGACGGTCAGGTCGCGGCGGGCGAGCGGGCCTCGGCGGATCTGTTCCAGTTCCCGTTCGAGCGCGTCCGATGCGTCGCCCTTCGTCTTGAATCCGTCCCGCTGGCGGCGTACGCCGTCCGGGTCGTAGAAGCGGATCGACCAGGTCTTCGCGCCCTTCCGTTTGAACACCTGGCCCCGCTGGGTGCTAGGCATCCGCTCCTCCTCGATCAGGGGTCGCCGACGGGAGCGATACTAGGCTGCGGGTAGGCCGCCTCCCTGAGGCCAGCACCTCGTCGAGGTCGAACCGGACGGCGCGTCCGAACTTGAAGCCGGGCAGCTCGCCGCGCTCCCACCGGTCGAGGATCGTCGCCGGCTTCAAGCCGAGCACCTCGCCGAGCTCGCGGGCGGTGAGGAGCCGGCCGTTCAGCGGTGCTCCTCGTTGTAGGTGGCCGCCATCCGGGCGATCTCGAAGCAGTAGTGCTCCTGGGCGCACCGATCGTGAGTCGTGCAGGCGTCGCAGAAGCGGCCGTTGGCGTGGTGGGCGTTAGGGGCGTTAGGGGCGTTAGGCGCCGCATCAGTACTGGAGCCAGACCTAACGCCCCTAACGCCCCTAACGCCTAGTACGCGAAGCCACGCTTCGGTGAACTGGTCGGCCTTATAGCCCCTGACGGTGGCCCCGTCGATCCAGACGGGCATCGTCCGTATCCGATAGGGCTTGAGCAGCTTCCCGAGCGCCTGCGGGGTGATCCGCTTCCCGTACCAGTCGCCCCAGGGTGACTCCTGGATCTCCGCGAGCTCGTCGATCAGATCGCCGGTCTTGAACGCATCGGCCCGCCTCGAGGCGAACACGGTGTGGATGTCGCGGAGCAGCTGGACGCCGGCGGTGTCGTCTTCGCGCTCGGCGTCGCTCGAGAGGCTGGCCGCCGCCGCGCGTGCCCGTTCCGGCCATTCCGCGCCGGCGAGGTCGGCGATCGCCAGCAAGGGTTCCCACACGTCCTGGGCGCGGTCGTCGAGCTCATCCGGCAGATCTGGTGTCGCGTGCGTTAGTTGGGAGGCGTGCCTGTCGCTGAGCGAGCCGAGCGCGTCGCGTAGGTGCTCGGCTTCGGGGCCGACGTCGCGGCGGCGGAACCTTTCGATGGGCTCCTGGTCGCGGATGCGGCGCTCGAGCCGGATGCGGATGGTGCGGTCGCGGATCGTTGTGGGCAGCTCGCCGATTCCCGCGAAGCACTTGGCGCAGTACACCTCGAACGCTTCCAACTGGGTCTTGTTCGCGCCGCCCATCCGACGGGCGACGGCGCCGCGCCGGTAGCCGGCGTTCAGCATGCCGCGCAGATCCTCGCGGTCACGCGCTTTCGGCCCGAAGATCGCGTCGATCTCGTCAAACAGCAAGGTCGGGTGGAGCGTCTGGATCGACCGGAACAGGGCCGCGTCGGAGATGTTCGCGGTCTGCATCGGCTCCCGGACGAGCAGCTCGAGCACCTCGAGCAGCCTGCTCTTGCCGCTGCGGGCGAGCGCACTCGTCACCGACAGGTACGGGGTGCAGTCGCACACGTCGACCGTGTAGGTGTGGAACACCCACAGCGCGATCGCGGCGGTCTGGTCGACGCTGAGCACGACGAACCGTCGGACGAACACCACGAGCGCGTCCAGCAGGCCGGGCAGCTCGAGCGCTGCGGTGTCCTCGCCAGCCGCGGACGCTGTGGCGCCGTCCGCGAGCGGGAAGGTCGTCCGGTACCCGTCGGTCACCGCGCCTGGGTGCTGGTGATGGGGCCAGCCTCGGCGATCGCGTCCAGGTGCCCTGGGCGGACGCGGAAATACGAGTGCGGGTCGGGGAGCCGCGTTCCGCGGAGCGCTCTGCGGAGCACGACGACGTCGAGCTGTTTCGCGAGCACCGGCCTGCCGGCCAGGATCGACCTGCACACGTCGACGTCGAGCGCGAGCATCATCGCCGCCCAGATCCGGCGCGAGGTCAGCCGCTCCGCGTCGTGCTCGTCGTCTTCGACGGCGACTTCCGCGATCTCGAGGAGCTCGGCGGCGCTCATGCGGCCCGCCTGTCCTCCGCGATGACGACGGCCTGGTGGACGAGTTCGTACAAGTCGTCCTGGGAGCAGATCCAGTCCCAGATCCGGTGCTCCTCGCCCTCGTTCATCGTGATGATCCGGACGCGGGGCGCAGCCTCAACACCGATCTCGATCTGCAACACCGGTGACACACCAGTCTGTATCATCCGACGAGACACTATCATGTCATCTGGACGTAGTGTTAGAGTCGCGTGACGAGACGATGAAGGGAGCAGCCGTGACAGACGAGAAGGTGCCGGTCAGCCCGCAGGCGTTGCGGTTCGCCCGCGACCAGATGCGGATCTCGCAGCGCGAGCTGGGCCGCCGGGCCGCGAGGCGCCTCGGCCGCCCCGAGGCTGCTGCCAGGGCGATTCAGGTTCGCCTGTCGCGACTCGAGCAGGGCGACGAGATCAGCATGGAGGATCGCGAGCTGCTCGACGCGCTGGCCGCGGAGCTCGCGGTCGGCGTCGGTGACCTCGCGGAGCCACCCGTCTGGATCTGGATCGCGCTTCGCGACGGCCGTCCCGGCATCGTCGAGCTGGCGATGCGGATGCCCTACTACACGTCGCCGGAGCTCGCCTACCAGGCCCGCGACTGGCTCGCACACGCCTCCGATGGGCAGTTCACGCCGTTCCGGGACGCCCACTTGGTGCCGATGCGCTTCCACGCTCTCACCCAGGACACACTCGACGTGAACTATCCGGATCTCAGCGATCGTGAGCGGCGGCTGCTGACCGTCCGGGATCCAGGGGAGGAGATGCTCCCGTTTCTCGCGGGTCTGAACGCGGTACTCAACATGGAAGTCGTCGAGCCGTGGCAGATCGACTCGATCGCCGCCACGATCGACAAGTTCGAGTTGGTCGGCGAGATCTTCGTGCTTCAGGATCTCGCGTTGCGCCGGCTGAAGAAGGCGCCGCCGCACGACCACGAGCTACTCGCGTCGTGGCGCCGTCGCGAAGAGCGACTGAACGAGATCCTCGAGCACCACCACCGGCTCCGCCGCGAATACCGCGAGCTGACCCTCAGCCGCATATCCCCGACCGAGTAGACATCCTCCTCAGAGGATAAGCTTGCGTTATGCCGACGCGCTCGGCATCGCGTTTCGCTTATAGCTCCTGGTCGGGAGTCGCGTGAGAGTCTGGCCCCGGCGAGCGGAGCAGCGGACGCTCGAGACGCCGGGCCTCGTAGTGCCGACGTACGTCTACAGCCCGTTCCAGGACGTCTGGATCAGCCCGAACACCGCGCTCGCGACGCCGACCGTCTGGAGCTGCGTCCGGGTGCTGGCGGACGCGGCGAGCTCCTGCCCGCTCCTCGTGTACAGGCGCCTCCCCGACGGGGGCCGGCTCCGGGTCGGGGGACGCACCGCAGAACTCCTGCAGCGCCCCGCGGAGGGCACCACCGAGGCTGACCTGGTCGCCACCCTGATCGCGCACCTGACCCTCTGGGGGAACGCGTATCTCGGCAAGTATCGCGACGCGGACGGCCGCGTCGATCAGCTGCTCCCGCTGGATCCGTCGCAGGTTCAGGTGGAGCGCCGCGCCGGCCGGATCGTGTTCAGCGTCGTCACCGTCGACGGGCGTCTCGTGGAACTCACCACCGATGACGTCGTCCACATCAAGGGCCTCTCGAACGACGGCCTGGTCGGCCTCGCGCCGATCACGCAGATGCGGCAGGCGCTCGTCGCCGACGACGCCGTCCGCACCGCGTCCACGAGCCTGTTCACGAACAACGGGCGCCCCTCCGGCGTGCTGAGCGGCCCGCGCCTGAACCAGACGCAGGCGGACACGATCAAGGACACCTGGAACTCGAAGCTCGGCGGCGCCCAGGCGGGCGCGATCGCCGTGGTCACCGGCGACCTGACGTTCACGCCGCTCGCGATGCCCGCCGACGACGCCCAGTACGTCGAGGCGCGGAAGCTGAGCGCGACGGAGATCGCGAGGGCGTTCAGGGTTCCGCCCTGGCTGATCGGCGCCGGCGACGACTCGAGCATGACCTACTCGAACACCGAGTCGCAGATGATCGCGTTCACGACCCTGAGCCTGCAGCCGTGGCTCCGGAGCATCGAGCAGGCGCTGACGAACGACGCAGATCTGTTCAGCTCGAACCAGTTCGCCGAGTTCTTGATCGACGGCCTGTTGCGGGCGGACTCGAGAACACGGGCGGAGGTGTACGCGATGGCGCTCGACCCGCAGAAGGGCTGGATGACCCGCGACGAGGTACGTCGTGCCGAGAACCTCCCGCCCGAGCCGCAACAGGAGCTGATCCCGATCCCGGCCACGAACGGTGAAGGAGCGATCGCATGAGCACGATCGAGCGCCCCACGGCGCCGGAGCAGCGCACCATCGACGTCGACGTGCAGGACATCGACACGCGCGGGCGGACGGTCGTCGGCTACGCGGCCGTGTACGACGTCGACAGCCACGACCTCGGCGGGTACAGGGAGCGGATCGCGCCGGGCGCGTTCGCCGGCGTGCTCGACAGCGACGTCCGCGCTCTGCTGAACCACGACCCGAACCAGGTGCTCGGCAGGACGAAGTCCGGGACGCTGCGCCTCAACGACGAGCAGCGCGGCCTCCGGTTCGAGCTAGACCTCCCCGACTCGCCTATCGGCCAGAACGTGCGCGAAGCGGTACGCCGCGGCGACCTCGACGGCGCCTCGTTCAGGTTCGTGGTCGGTGACGAGAGCTGGGACGACGACGTCCGGACGGTCACGCAGGTGAAGGAGCTGCTCGACGTCACGATCGCGACGTTCGGCGCCTACCCGGCCGCGAGCGTCGAGCTTCGAACACGACCCCCGAAGGAGGAGAGCACGATGTCTGAGGTAGCGAACCTCGAGGCCGAGCCCGAGGAGCACGAGGGCGCCGAGGAGCGCACCTCGAACGGCAACCTACGCGTCGCCGAGCTGAACCAGGGGAGCACGGAGATCCGGACGCTGTCAGGCGCGTTCCGGAAGGCGGGCTGGAAGCCCGGCGTCCGCGCGGAGATCGCCTGGGGCGAGTTCGAGCAGGCCGCCGAATGCAGAGCGCTCACCTGGACGGGGAGCGTCGACAACGTCAACGTGCTGCGCCGTGACGCGGGCGCGTTCGGCTTCGACCAGCGGTACGCGTGGCCGGCGTTCCCGCGCGTCGGCGTGGACGCGGGCGTGACGAGCGTCGCGGTGTTGACGCAGACGGCCCGGTCGTTGCCGACGCCCGCGTCGACCGTCAGGGCGATCGACGCGGTCACCGCGAAGCCGGAGGCTGGCAGCACGATCACCGTCGTCAGCGTCCCGATGCATCAGGTCGCCGCCGTCCAGTCCGGCATCCCCAACGTGTACCTCCAGCAGTCGCAGATCGAGTCGATCATCGGCCAGGATCTCCGGCTCGCCGTCAACGAGGGTCTGGACAAGCTCGTCCTGGACGCGCTCGCCCTCTCCGGGTTCGAGGCGCCCGGCACCGCGATCCTCGACTCGATCAGGGCGGCGATGAGCACGATCCAGATGGCCGGCTACAACCCGGACACGCTGATCGTCGACCCGGCCACGGCCGAGCAGCTCGACACCCTCAAGACCAGCGGCCCCGAGCTGATCTACGTGTTCGGCCCCGCCCGCATGGCGCCCGCCCAGGTGTACGGGCTGAACGTCAGGATCAGCAAGACGATCCCGGCGCCCGCGGTCGTCGACTCGGCCGCGTTCGGGAAGATGTACGCCTCCCCGGTGTCGCTGCAGACGTTCGAGGAGAACGACGGCAGCACGAACACGAGCCTCGTCCGGCTCGAGCTGCACGCCGCGTTCGGCACCGAGCGGCAGGACGCCGCCGTCAGGATCGCCGCAGCCTGATGCCCGCGAAGCCGAAGCCCAAGCAGAGCGACTCGCGCGAGCAGCAGCTCGAGCGGCGGGCAGCCGCTCGTGGCTACCTGATCGAGAAGGACGACGCCGGTCACTGGTATGCGGTGATCGGCGGCACCCGGTGGGGGCCGATGCAGTCCCTCGACGAGCTGGACGAGTTCCTGCCCAAGGGCTGAGCCACATGGTGTTCCTGCGGTTCTGCGAGCAGGCCGGCCTCCACCTGGAACCGTTTCAGCGGCGGATCGCCCGCGCCGCCCAGGCGCAGCAGCAGGAGCTGCTCGTCCTGCTCCCACGCGGGAACGGGAAGACAACGTTGATGGCGGCGCTCGCGCTCCACCACCTCGTCACCGTGGAGAGGGCGGCCGTGTACTGCGCCGCCTCGAGCAGGGAGCAGGCGAGGATCTTGTTCGAGGCCGCGGCGATGTTCGCCCGCCAGCTCGAGCACCCGAACATCATCGTCCGTCACCTCGAGCTCCGCTGGTGCGACGACCCCGCGGAGCCGAACGTGTTCACCCGCCATCTCCGCGTCCTCGCCGCTGACGCGCCCAAGCTGCACGGCCTTACACCGTCGCTCGCGATAATCGACGAGCTGCACGCCCACCCCGACGCCGACGTGTACCTGGCACTGCGAACGGCCACGTTGAAACGCCCTGGCTCCAGGCTGATCACGATCAGCACCGCGGGCCAGGGCGCCGACACACCGCTGGGTCGGCTCCGCGCTCGTGCGCTCGGCCAGCCTCACGTCCAGCGCAGGGGCGCCCACACCGACGCACGAGGCCCGAGCCTGCGGATGCTCGA